GGGGGGAGCTGGATGGCTCCCGGGCTGCCGAGATGGAAGAGCAACTGGCGGAGAAGAGTTCCCGCCTATCCGAGCTGGAGCAGGCTCTGGCTGAGAGGGACGGGCAGATTAGCACCTTAAAGCAGTCGCTGGCCGAGCTGGAGGCGCAAATGAACGGGTTGAAGGACGGCCAGTCTCAGGCGATAGCCAGCTACCGGGCGCTGGTCATCAAGTCTAACCCCGAGCTGCCCGAAGAGCTGATTACCGGCGACAGCGTTGAGGAGATTGATGAGTCCCTGGCCCGGGCCGAGACCCTTATCAACAGGGTGAGGCAGCGGCTGGAGACCGAAATCGCCGGAGCCAAGATACCGGCGGGGTCGCCGCTACGGACGGCGGCTGACCTATCCGCCCTGTCCCCGCAGGAGAAGATTCAATACGCTATGGGAGAAAGGAGATAGAAAATGGCTTTAACATTAGATGAGGCAGCCAAGCTGTCCAATGATATGCTGCTCCAGGGGGTGGTCGAGACCGTCGTTAAGGACTCGCCCGTCCTGCAGCAGATGCCCTTCATCGAGATTGTGGGCAATGTCCTGACCTACAACCAGGAGAAGACCCTGCCCACCATCGATTTCTACGATGTCGGCGACCCCTGGGCCGAGTCGACGCCGACCTTTGAGCAGAAGATAGCCACCCTGAAGATTATGGGCGGTGACGCCGATGTCGACAACTTCCTGAAAGCCACCCGCAGCAACATCCAAGACTTAGAGGCGGCCGTGGTCGAGCTCAAGGCCAAGGCGCTGCGGGACAAGTTCGAGGAGACCTTTATCTACGGCGATTCCTCGGTCAACGCCAAGCAGTTCGACGGGCTGATGAAACTGATTGACACCGCCACCGCCGGCGACCAGTTGATATCCATGAACGGCACCGGGGCTACCCTGACCCTTGCCAAGCTGGACGAGCTTATCGATGCGGTAAAGGGCGGCAAGCCCGATGTGCTGCTGATGAGCCGCCGCTCCCGGCGCAAGATTAACGCCCTGGTCAGGGCTGCCGGCGGCATGATTGAGACCGATAGAGACCGCTGGGGTAACTTCGTCCAGCTGTGGGACGGCATCCCCATCGGGGTAAACGACTGGATACTGGATACCCACACCTTAAGCGGTGGGGTGGAGACAGCCACCACCGGCGGCACCTGTTCCACAATATACGCTTTCCAGATGGGGGAGGGGGCGCTGTGCGGGCTGACCGGGCCGGGCCACCTGACCGTGGAGCCAATCGGCTCGCTGGAGACCAAGGACGCATCGAGGACCCGCATTAAGTGGTACTGCTCGCTGGCGCTGTTCAGCTCCATCAAGGCGGCTGCTTTAATCGGGGTCAAGGACTAAAAATAAAGCTGATTTAAGGGGGAGCCGACAGGCTCCCCCATCAAGGAGGGGAAAATGAAGAATAAAGACGCAGCCCGATGGCTTTGCCACTACCGGCTGAGCAAATACCGCCAGGACATTACGCCCTACCGGGGCTCGGAAGCGGCCTTCCATGAGCGCTTCCAGCCCTACGAGGTAATTGAGGGCGAGGGCAACTGCCTGCTTAATACCGGCATCGACGAGATGTGGGACCTGATTATCGGCGACTCCGCCAATCACTTAAGCAGCACCTACGCCCAGGTGGGGGTGGGCGATTCCACCACCGCCGCCAGCCCGACCCAGACCGACCTTCAGGCGGCTACCAACAAGACCTACAAGGGCATGGAGAGCGGCTATCCCACCTCGACTGACCAGAAGGCGACTTTTAAAGCCAGCTTCGGGGACGCTGAAGCCAACTACGCCTGGAACGAGTGGGTGGTCAAGCAGTCGTCCAGCGCCAAGTGCCTCAACCGCAAGGTTGAATCCCTGGGCACCAAGTCCAGCGGCACCTGGACACTGGAAGTAAGCATAACCTTAAGCTGATAGCCACCGGCTATTGGAGGACTGGATGAATCCGGTAAAGATAAACGATACAACCTATGAGGTGACGCTGCCCCGGGGGGATAAGGTTGAGATAGGGGACCGGGAGGCGGCTGACTTTAAGCCCCACCTCAAGCTCAGCCGCTGGGAAGGGGAGAGCTTTATCAAGGTCAGTCTGCCCACCGCCGCCCAGAGCAGCCCTGTTATCGAGGGGGAGAAGGTGGGGTGGGTAGAGACCGACCTGGAAGCCCGCTTCTACCCCCTGGAGCCGACGGTTGCCGGGGGCTTTACCCAGAATGAGTTGGGCGGGTTTGAGTTCGAGATTATCCTGAAAAAGAAGCCACCGACGAACCAGATAGTCCTGGACATAGAGACGCAGGGGCTTAAATACCACTACCAGCCCCCATTGACGCCGGAAGAGATAGCTGAAGGGCGTGTCAGGCCCGCTAATGTAGTCGGCTCCTACGCCGTCTACCACGAAAGCCGGGGCAATATGCACGCCAGCCAAGCCGATGCCGAAAAGTACAAGTGCGGCAAGGCGTTTCATATCTACCGCCCCAAGGTGATTGACGCTAAAGGCGATTGGCTGTGGGGCGGGCTTAACATTGACGAGAAAGCGGGCACCCTGACAATCACCATCCCGCAGGACTGGCTTGATAAAGCCGTTTATCCGGTGCTGGTTGACCCTAACTTCGGCTACGAGACAAAGGGCGGTACCTACTATGCCTATTGGGACTTTGACGGTAGCAAATTTACCGCCCCATCAGGTGGGACAGTAACCTCAATCAGTATGTATCTAATGACCTCTAACGGGGGTAATGTCAATTTTGGTTACTACAACGACAACGCTGGGGCGCCAGGGACTCATGTTGCCCACGGGACAGCCGAAAATCTAGGTTCGTTTGATGATTGGAAAACCATCGCCGTAAGCGGTTCTATTACCAATGGCAATTTCTACTGGCTGGTGGGGCAACAGGACGCTACTATTACTGACTACTACGACAGTGGAGACGCTAATCAAGAAGCTTATAATGGGAGTTACACCTTTGATACATGGGGAGATAACCCAACCATAGGTCAGTACTACGCCGCTATACTTTCCATCTATGCAACCTATACGACAGGGGGAGCCACCGAAAGATTATCATCTGATAGCGGCTCCGGCGCTGACGCTCTGGTTTCCCTGCAGACGCCGGCGGCAAAGACTGCCTCTGATACCGGTGCCGGGGTTGACGCCTGTGTTTCAGTGCAGACGCCAGCGGCCAAGACGGCTTCTGATGCCGGCTCCGGCGTTGAAGCCTTTATCGCCCGGCTGCTGGCCGCCGCCGAGACCGGCTACGGCGCCGAAGCCAGTGAAATCGGGGGTGGGGGTCTGCTCAGACACCTCTTTGCCAGCGAGTTGGGGGAGGGTGCCGACGGGCTGACCGCCAAGATTGAAAAGCCGAACAAGGGGGGAGGCATGAGACTATGGACCTGAATACGATGAGAAGCATTGTCCGGCGTGATTTAAAGGACGAAGACGCCGGGGACTACCGCTGGGGCGATGACGAGCTGAACCGGCACATTGACCGTGCCGTAAGGGAATATTCCGAGGCGGTGCCCCTTCCGGCTAAAGCCACCCTGCCCACCAGCGCCGACTCCAGGGTGATTGATATCTCCCCGCTGACCGAGCGGGTTATGGTGGAGGCGGTGGAGTATCCCTTGGGCCTGTTCCCGCCATGCTACCAGAAGTTCGCCCTGTGGGGGCACGCCCTGACCCTGTTCGGGGAAGAGACTCCCGACGGCTCCGACTGCGCTGTCTATTACGGGATATTGCACACCCTTGACGCTGACGGGTCGACCATTCCTGCCCGGCATGAGGACCTGATTGCTACCGGCGCCGCCGGCTATGCCGCCGTGGAGTGGGCGGGCTACGCCATCAACCGGGTGAGCCTGGGTGGGGCTACCACCCCTAAAGAGTTCCTGGCCTGGGGCAATGAGCGGTTAGAGCAGTTCCGCAGCGAGCTGAAGCGGCTGGGGAGGCGAAACCAGGTCAGAATCCGCCAGCTCTACCGCCAGTAAAGGAGGCTGACATGAAAGTTAGAGAGGCTCTGGCTAAAACTAAAGATGATTTGCCCCGGGAGGCGTTTGCCATCGTCGGGGACACTGCTGACCCGGAGACCTGGAAGCTGCCCCACCACAAAAAGAGCCTCCTCCGGGCGCTTAAAAGACGGCTGGACGTAGAAAAAACGGTTGACTGGGAGCTGATGCCGGCGGTGGTGGCGGCGCTTTCCCCGGGTGGCTACCGTGGGCAGCGGGTCGAGGCCACCCCGGAGCAGATACTCCGGGCAGCTAAGCACCTGGCCGACCACTATCGTAAAGCCGATAAATCGCTGCCGGATACCCTGGCGGTGCTGGTTTAGGAGGTAAAGATGCTCGGAAAAATATACAAGTGGCTCTGGAGCCGTATAGGGGGCCGACCCTGGACCTATATCATCCGGGATAGCCAGAAGAAACAACCCCTGTTGTGGCTCCTCCTGTTCGGCGCCCTGGGCATCGTGCTGGGGCATATTTTTTGGTAAAGGAGGGCTTGATGAGACAACTCAGCTCAACCTTGCTCGCTGCCCAGCAGCAGGCTTCCCGCCTGCCCTGTATTAAGGTGGAAGCCTCTAATAAGCACGCCGGGGTGGTCAACCTGCGCTGGGAGAGGCTTTATAGCGGTGCCGAGGACGACTATTATCATGCCGTGACCATGCCCGGCGACGGCTCTTTAATCAGGGTCAGGGTAACGCCCCCGGCTGACGCCGGCAAGCTCTACCGCCAGAGGGTGGCTGACCCCACCCCCCAGTCCGATTTCAGCCAGTGGGTCTACACCAGCCAGTACGATGTGATTACGGCTGCCTGCTGCTCGCTGGGGGCGGAGGTCTATATTTTCTGGGTTAACGGCGACGGTAAGCTCTACTACCTGGAGAGCACTAACTACGGCGCCAGCTGGGGCGGTCCCCAGCTTCTGGCTTACACTCCATCTACCTCCGTTAACGGGCTGGCGGCGGCCCACAAGGGCAACGGCGATATCGCCCTGTTCTTCGGTGACCAGGCGACCCTCTACGTGATAAAGCGGGTAAGTAGCAGCTGGCAGGGCAAGGTAGCCTGGGACAAGTCAATCGGCGCCATCTCCGGCGTGGCTACCGTCTACGACGGCGACTGGAACCTGTTCATCACCGGCAAAGATAGCGACGGCAATTTTAAGCTGTGGTCGCTGGTCTACGGGGATGGGGGGGAGGTTGCCGCCGGAAGCTGGTCTGATTTAAAGGATTTTGCCTCCGCCCCCGCCGACGGCGACTTCCAGTACCGCACCGCCTTTATGGCCAAGCCCGATGTCTACCGCTGCTTCTTCGTCGAGAAGTTCAGCGGCAGCCAAGCCTACAGCCGCCCCGGCTGGTCGCCCTCGATGCCGGGGGCTAAGTTCATCAATAACCTGTGGCACGAGCCAGTACCATTCAATCTTTCCAGCAGTTATGGGCTGGCGGTTGCCCACCACGGCGATTACTGCTGGCTGTCCAGCCCCGCCGGGGTGTGGCGGGCTGAGCTTGGCTCCCAGAGCCTTGATTTATCCGCCAATGTAATTTCTTTAAAAGAGGAGCTGAACCCCACCATGGGAAGCTTCACCGTGGAGCTGCGCAACGACGACGGGCGCTACGCCGCGCTGGGGGAAGGGGACTTATCCGTCCTTGATATTGGCTGCCAGCTTGATTTCAGCCCCGGCTATGTCACCGACCAGGGGGATGAGGTAAGCTCCGGGCTGTCTTTTATGCTTAATTCTTACGAGCACACCAGTGCCGGCGGCCAGTCCAGCCTGGTGCTCCATGCCGCCGACGGCTGGAGCCTGATTAAGGGCTGGAGAGCCCGCCACCAGTTCCGCTGGAATAAAGATACTGAGGAGATGAGTGTTGGGCAAATCCTGGCTTTTGTGCTGGGCAGGGTGGGCTTGAAATTAGAGGTGAAGTCCCAGTCGGCGGTTATGTCCGGCTACTGCCCCGATTTCACCATCAACCCCGGCAACAGCGGCGATACCGTTATCCAGAGGCTGCTTTCTTTTGTCCCCGATGTCTTCTTTATCCAGGGCAATACCGCCTATGTGGTCAACCCCCTTGCCGCCGACGGTTCTGATTACGCCTACGGTTCGGCGCATGCCGTGTTCGAGGGGAGGTACCGGCAGGCGGGGTGGGGGCTTAACCATGTCCAGGTGGAGGGATATGACCCGGGGCAGGGTGAAGCCATAGTGGTTGACGCTTTCAGATGGGAGGAGGTGGACCGCCTCTATGACCGGATGAGGCAGGTCGAGGACAGGAACCTGGATACGGTAACCAAAGCCGGGGAGCGGGGGGAGGCCTACCTGAGGCAGGCGGAGATTGAGGCAGCCGAGGGCGCTATCCTGACGCCGGTTAACTGCGGCCAGCAGCTCTATGATGTGGTTGACATAACCGACAGCCGGGCCGGATTGGAAGCGGCCAAGAGGCGGGTAATCGGGCTGACTTTAGTCTACCGCCCCCGCCGGGGAGAGTACCAGCAGCGCTTATTGCTGGGGGGAGTATAAAGTGAACCTGAAGAAAGGATTGCTTAAGAGCTTTGATTCCGGCAGCTATACCGCCAGCTTGCAGCTTACCGGCAGCCATACAGCCTACCTGGATGGGGTGACGGTGGCACGTAACCTGCCCGCCGCCGAGATGGTGCTGGGGAGGGGGGTGGCGGTTATCTTTTTTGACGAGCACAACGCCAAAGACGCCGTGGTAATAGCGGTCTACAGCTAAAATAGGCTATGTTGACATTTGTGGTACAATATGCTAAAGGCCAATGTTAAGTCTTCCAAACCTTGAAGGAGGTTAGATATGGAGAAGCATGATTGGCTTTTGCTCGCTATAGGCGACAAAATAGAGCCCATTCAGCTCCAGAAGACTCTCTTTAAATTTGCCAAGGAATCAGGAGCTCCCGAACAAGAACTATACACTTTTATTCCATATAATTGGGGGCCATGCAGTCTAGAAATATATGATGACTTGGGTCAACTCCGTGATGAGGGTTTAGTAGAGTTTGTGCCATCAGGCAGAGGATGGAATTTCTATCATCTGACTAAAACCGGTGTAGAGAAAGCAGACAAGCTGAGAAAGGAAGCTAAACATACTTTCCTAAAGAAGCTCGAGGCTGCGCGGAGTTATGTAACAAGCCGTGATTTTGAGACTCTCCTTTCTGACGTATACAAGGAATATCCGGATTTCGCATCTGAGAGCCTGTTTGAAGAATAGAGTCCCATGAGTGAATCCGCAACGGTTATCGCCGCCCTAAAGTTTAAGGGCGGCGTTGTTATGGCAGCAGATTCACAAGCATCTGACCTTGTGGCTAGAGTACGCTGGCCTGTCGAGAAGTTAGACTGCATTGGGGGGTATCCGTGTGTCTTAGGTTTTAGTGGATCTGTTGCTAAGGCTCAGTTGGCACGCAGTAGATTAGAGGCAACTACCCTGCATCCAAATATGTTCAAAAAACGGGATAGGATTAGAGATGCAGTGGACAGATGTTTTAGTCCCATATACCAGCAAATCAAGCAGGCTAACGATGGTGTACAAAGGGAGATTTATACAACAGCTCTTTGGGGGCTGCTAGCATTCTGGGCTGATGAAGCTCCTCACATATTAGAATGTGGATTAAATGGCGATATTGAGTTCCATGAATATTTCCATGCTATTGGGAGCGGTGCTCCAACAGCGTATGCAATCTATAGAACACTGGGGGGAGAAAGATTATCTAGCTTAGATGAACGTAAAGCTTTACTGGTTTTGCTGCGTATTTTGAGAACATGTGTCAATGTTGAAGTTTTGGGAGTTAGTGAACCCTTATATGTCTGGGTGATATTTCAGAACGAGGCTAGAAAAATATCTCCAGATGAAGTCCAACCAGTTATGCAATTTGTTGACCAATGGGAAGAGGAAGACCGTATGCGCTTCATTAGTGAGATGTGAACCAAGGCTTCGGCCTCTAAACCTGAGATTCAGGCTAAGGTTTCTTACCCCGCCTTATCTGTGACCACCATTTTCGTGATTGATTTACTGACCTCTGGTATAGAGGTGATAACCCCTCGCGGTATAAGTAGATAGCCACCGCCGCCGCCACGGCGGCGGCAATGATGACGATTGACCACCAGTTGAAGGGTTTAGCCGGCGTTGTTGGCACCGGTGTAGGAGATGGTGTTGGTGTTGGTGTTGGTGTTGGCGTAGGGGTAGGTGTGGTTGTTAATGTGGGTGTTAATGTGGGCGTGGGTGCTGGCAATACAGGCTCATAGCACAGGATGGCCAGGTCGTTAAAACGGCCTATCTGGGCGGTAATGGTGTGGGCCTCAGTATCGACTACGCAGGCCAGCTTCATCCATTCTCCGGTTGCCGGGTCACGGAGGGCTATGAGCAGGTCTTCCCCGGTAAAGCCCTCGGGTATATCGTTCGGGTCATAGCTGTATACAATGGTGGCGG